GTCGTTCAGCGTCCTCAAGTTCTTTCTTAAATCCGAGTAAAGCATTTTTAGAACTTCTGATCTCGGCTTTCACTTCGGATGTTTCAAAGCTTTTAGTTTGAACATTATCTTCAACTTTACTAATCTCGTTGAGTCGCTTTTGGTACTCAGCGATCTTAGCCTGTAATTCTATAATAGCTTCATCAACTTCTTTACGCTTTACATATTGTTCAGACCTGACCTTTTCTTTAAATTCATGATCGATACCCTGTTTACATGTTGGGCAATTGTCGTGATCATGATAGAAACGTAGTTCTTTATAACGATCTCGTTGCTGTCGTTCTAAATTATCAAGTAAAGAAGACGCTTTATCAAACTTACTCTCAACAAATTTCTTATCAGAGATTGTTTCATATAGCGATTGTATCTCGCTTTCGATGCTTTCGATCTTTTTAACCCGAGTCTCAATGTCTTCAATATGACCGGCCATTTTAGAGCGTATCTTTTCGACCTCAGTCTCACGTATCTTACGGATAGCATCGTTGTTATCTTTAGCACTTTCAATTTTAGATTCTGTGAGCTCAATCTTATAAGCATTCTCTTGAATGTCTTTCTTGTTATCACTTAGTTGGTCTTTTGCAAGAAGGCCCATGGTACTGAAGACTTGAATGTCGAGTAGATCCTCAATGATATCACGGCGTTGTTGCGCAGGTAATTCCATAAAGGGTACATACGTAGCACTACCCAACACGACAATTTGATTGAATGATTTATAATTGATGCCGAGAATGTTCTGCTCAAGATATGTCTGGTAATCTCTCTTTGCAGCATCTTGGTCAACCAACTCACCATTCTTCGTGATCTCAAATACGACAGGTTTGATCCCTCTACGTATTAAATACTCATTGCCACCTACAGTGAATTCAATTTCAACCAGCATACCTTTCTGGTTAATAGAATTAATGAGCTGAGGTTTGTTAATCTTTCGAAATGGCTTGCCGTAAAGACCAAAGACAATTGCATCTAGTAGAGTAGACTTACCACTGCCGTTTGTGCCACTGATTAGGGTGGTTGGACTGTTGCACATTTCAATTGTTGTAAATGTGTTGCCCGTTGATAATATATTCTTGTATCTTACACGCTTGAAGTTTATTCTCATATTATAGACTCAATGCCTCTAGGTAAAGATCATCAACTGTACCTTTGATTTTACCTTTATCAATTGTGGTTTCAAGTGAATCGATGTAATTATGCAGAATTTCTTTGGTGTCTTTCGTCTCGTCTAGTACCTCATCAACTCCGACGTGTTCCAAATTCAAAGCATCATCGACAGCCTTAACATCAGCTGCACCTTCATCATTCAATTTGCTCATAAAGAGATCATAAAGATACGCGTTGGTACGATTCTTAATGATCACCTTAATATATGTATCCTTGAGCATCGATGTATCAAGTCCAGCAATATCCTCAATGGTCATGTCTTCATCATCATAATCAATTTTATGGAACATGCGATTTGGATTTTCAACCTTCACCATTTCGCGAGTCTCAGTATCGAATACATGGAACCCTCTGCTCCCACCATAATCGGACCAAGTCATTTCATATGGAGCACCCAGATATTCTAGGTTCTGGTAGCGAGATGGGTGATGAAAGTGACCAGAGTAAACATTTTCAAAGCCTTTAAAGAGCCCAACATCAAGACCATGAGAACACACCGAGCCTTTCATCATTTCAAAGCCCTTCATTTCCAAATGAGCCATTACAACATCTGCATCAGAATTTGCAATGACATCGAAATTGTATTCAGAATTTTCTTTGCTAATCCACGGCAACATCAGAAACTTGGTAGACCCTAGCTGAAGATGTTGGGCCTTATCTTCATAGAGGTTGAACGATGGGTATTCTGAGAGCAAGAGCTTCATTGAATTTACATCATTCGTGTTTGTATAATAGGTGTCGTGGTTGCCAATCAACGCATGAAAGTCAATATTTCTTTTTGCCAATTCATCGAATAAGAATTCTCTGCCTCGCTTGAGGCTCAAATAATTCACATACTTTCGACGATCGAACGTATCACCAAGATCAAACACAGTGGTAATGCCATGTTCATCTAGGTAAGGGAAGAAAACTTCCAAAAAGAATTTACGCTGAAAGTCAGCAAAGATTCTACTGTCACCACGGGCACCAATGTGAATGTCTGTGACTATTGCAATTTTCATTTACGATCCTTTAATCCGAAATCGATATATTTGTACCAGACTCTTTCGTGTCCGTAGTATAATATCATTTTTGTTACCACCTCAAAACCGGCAATCATTCCAGCCCAATCCAACTGACCGGTGATTAACCATGCTAGAAGAAATGTATCGGTCGTCGCTACTATTCTCCAGGTGAGTGTTTTTGCTAGGTGTCGAGACGCACTTACTGTCTTTTCCATAGCTGTCTACTTTTTAATTTTGGCTTCGAAGTCTTTGATGAATTCTGCGATGTATTCGGGTGGGTCACTCAATTGAACTTGAACATCACTGGAATCCATAATCTCAGCCTCGGTCATCATAGCCTGGGAAGACTTAAACCGAATGTACATTTGCTTCTTTTCTTTTTGAATACGTCTCAAAAATGCGAACCAAATTATCTGGGTAAAATATGCAAAGGGGTTCTGAGATTTTTCTGGGTTGAAATTGTGAATGTACTGAATACAGTTCTCAATTCCGTCAGAAATCATATCGTCCTTATATGAGTAGCCAGAGAAGTTTGGTTTGGTAGCCAAACGCGTTGCAATAAGAAAAATGCACTCGCCGATATACTCTGGAATTTTTGGGTTGGGTTCACCCGATTCTTCAGCATCTTTACAAGCCTGCCCATAGTTAATCAGAGCCTCTAGTAAACTCTTATTATTCACATAGTTTTTAGCCATTACAACCTCCAAACAAATATTAAATTAAGAGTGCCATTTTATACCATTTCTGGTTAAAAGTCAACCATTAATTGTGTTATATGTCGATTGTGTAGATTTTGAACTTGAATTGTTCGCTAGAATAGATGTCGATACGTTGTCTAAAATGCTTTAACGTGTAATTCTCAAATGAACCCACACTCAAATCGTCGGTGATATCATACAAGGTTGCCTTGTCTGATCCATTACCTTTTCGTAGTGTTCTACCAATACTCTGCAGAACCTTGATTTCTGATTTACTGCTCGATGCAAAGATTACGTTATCAAGCCGACGCAAATTAACCCCAGTAGAAAATACTCCATAAGAGGCCAAAATGTCGTGTTTTTTATCAGGGTCATTTTCAACCAGATGTCGAATTCTTTCACGTTCGTCTCCTTTTGTCTTACCATAAATGAAATGTAATTCTCTGCCTTCCTTTCTTAAAAGAGGCTCAAGAATCTTACCATGTTTTTCAACAAGATCAAACAGAATTAAGTTATTCTGACCTTCCAGACTGTGTACAAGATTGCGTATAAAATTATTACGTCTTTCGTGATTAACTATAAACTCTCTTTCAGCCGGATACTTTCGACTGTTGTCTTTAATCTTTCTCAAAGCATCTTTGAATTGTTTTCTGCCATCATTCGAGTGAGATAACACGATTGCCTTAACCTCGAAATCTGCGACAGTACCTTCTGCCATGAGATCCTTAGTAGCGACATATCTTTTCACCTCACCAAAACAACCCTCTAATACCATCTGGTGAGTTTTACTTTCAGCCGTTTTAAGTGTGCCAGTAAACCCATGTCGATACTCACAATCGGTTAACTTTTCCATAATTGTGGTGAGAGATTTTGCTTGGAATGTGTGAGCCTCGTCACCCAATACTACCCTGAATTGGTCGAACCAGGCTTTTGGTTGTTTTACAATTGATTGCCAGGTACTGATTACAATGGGTGATTTTGTATTCTTATCAATACCGCCTTGTATACGATAGATAAGACTCTCGTCACAGCCATAGTCCATAAAGTCACCAGCCATCTGATGTACCAAAGAAATGGTGGGCACGATAATTAAGGTACGATGACCAAATGTCTGATAATAGTGTTGCTGTATCAGATAGATTATTAAAGACTTACCAGATGATGTCGGTGATAAAGATAGAGATCTGCGTTTACGCAATGCGTTAAGTACATATTGTGCTTGATAATCTCTCGGTACAAACTTACAGTTGATTTCTTTAGCGAGCTCAGAAACATAATCTTCCTCAAAGTCCTCATCTAGCCCAATCTCGTCGGGCACATTTAAATGATAATCTCTCGCCTCACAAAATTCTTTGAGTTTTGGAAAGAGCCCAACGAAAAGAGTAGGTCGCATTGGTTGATACAAACGAATCGTACCATCCCATACACGTGCTTTTACCTTTGGATTAAATTGCCACCCATCTGGTTTGAATGAGAAATATTCAGAGATTTCTTGTCGAATACCAGGATCAGCCGTAACTTTCATGTGAACCGAGTTGATATATTCGACGTTGACCACGTCACCCATGATTTAGATAAACCTTTCATTGCCGTTTTACCTATTTATATTTCTTTGAGAAATAGGAACGGAGCAGAAAGATTCGTACATATGCTATTAGGGTAAACCCAATGGTGGTCATAATGCTAATTCTCACGGGGTCGAGAATCTGCCAAAGTTCTATAAAGGTATACAGCATTAAAAGATTCAGTGGGTAGTTAATGATAATGCCGGTAGCTACTTGTGTCAATGTCTCCTTGTGCAATCGTTTGGTTTCTAATTTCATTAATAGTCACCAGACTGGAATTTCATCACATCCAGCATATTCTTAATAATGAAATTACGAGAGTGAATCATTTTAATAATGTCTTCGTAGAAAGAGGCCCGAGCTGTATGATAATCAATTTTGAGGCTGTGGTTAATAATGTCTTTATCAGCCTGAATGTATTTGTCGAGATCGTTGCGAAGAACCTTTTTCTGGTAAGGTCTCCAGCCACGTTCTCTCAGATCCTCTTCAGCCATAGAACCATCATAGTATTCTCTCTTATCATGCTCAAGCTCTTTGTATTCAGCCTTAAGCTTCTTAATGCGCAACACTTCCTTGAAATACATGTTATAATATTTGCTGTGCAGTTTGGGAATCTTACGACTCTCTGAAACCAAATCAGTTTCATCAATGGGTGCATCTTGTGACCACATTTCACTTATATCTTCAGTACTCATACTATACTCCTAGTGCCAATCTTTATCCAGTTGCCGGTGGGGTCCATAAATCCACGTGATCAGTGAATATCGAACGCCTTCAGTAACTGGTGTCACCCTATGACTTATATTAGATGGAAATAACATCACAGAACCTAGATGTGAAAATGGCTCTGTGCTACATTTTTTAACCTGCAACTGACCACCTTCGTAGGTATCTGGCTCGGATAGTTGAACCACCAAGGTCAATTTTCTTTGGGGATCACCCTCCAGTATATCAGAGTGCCAGACAAATTTCCCACCTGGTCTGTATCGCAGAAGAACCACTTCGCCGGTGTGAGTAATATCCATACCATCGTTGTGTTCTTGAGCTAATTCAAACAGCGTATCCCTTAACGACTGATCATCAACATCGTAACAATCAACTTGACGTGCATCGGGCATATATCGAGTAGGCTGACCAGGTTCAACTTGGACATGCCCTTTATAGTAACTCTCAGGCAAGGTCAAAATTTTGTTGACGAAATCTTCATCAAAGTGTTTATAAAGAATCACAGGTTTCATAATAAAAGGATTATATCAGGTTTGAAGCTGTTTGTCAACCAGAAATTGAATTGACCTTAAAATCATCATACCTAAATGTCACAGTGGCCTTGGGATATGTAATATCGGCCTGTGTGATATCGAGGTCAATAGAGCTCATACCTGTGGGAAAGGCATTGGTGAAGACAAATTCTTTATTGGGGTTTTTATGGCTATTCTGAATCAATACACGAATGTCACTTACCAAACCGGCCGATGAAGCCTTGACAGCCTTGAATTGGTCTGTCGAGTCTGGTGTACCAAGGCCTTCCATCCAACCCAAAACCTCGAGATAATTTTGCATATCTTCATCAATGACAAAGCTCAGATCCAGATCACCATATGACAATCGATCACCTGTGGCGTATAGTGCCTTCAGTGGGTTTGCTACCTCAACTGGAGAGGATGAGATATCTGGTATTGTAAGAGTCTGGGTGAAGAACTCTACGTTCGGCAATCGCTCAATTGATATTGTAAATGAGGCCGGTGATAAGTAATTAGTAATCATTTTTGATTCCGTAATTCGTCTAAGTCAGAAATAAACTGATTCTTTGGAGTCTCTCTACTCCAGAATTTGTAGTCCTTTTGAGCCTGACCAATTTCTTTCTTGAGTTCTTTGACCATCTCGTCAGTTAGGCTCATGATATTTATACGTAGCAGGCGATCGACCTGATCCTTCGTCGCATCAGTGACATCAAGAATTTGTTTTGCCACTTCAGCCTTCTTTTTGTTCTTAAAGATAATTTTATCATCAAGTACAGCCTGAATAAATTGCATCTTTACGTTTAACCAGCCACCGAGTTCTCGAGCACGTTCTTGTTCAAGCTCAATTCTCTTTTGAAGAACACCCAACCGATAATCGCAGAAGTCTTTGATCAGTTCTCTTGCGTCATCATATTCACGAAGACGACCATTGAAATCAATTACAGTCAGATTCTCAACGAATGATTTGCTCAGTTTGAATTTAGAAACAATCTTTGCGTCATTCCATTTGGCAGAGGTGACCTGTTTTAATTTCACTTCAAAGCGAAAACCATTCTTGTCACAGAGATCGTCATAACTAACAATGTCACCTTCTTCCTCAAGCTTGTCGAGAACCTTGACGTAGCCCTCTCGGTCGAAACCATAAGGGACCTCAGTGATTGTCATCATGGTCTTTGACGTCTTCTCGTAAGTGCCGGATGCAATCCACTTGTTGGGTGACTCGGGGTCAGCCTTCACATCACCCGAGAACTCTGGAAATTTGATTTTGGGCTGTCGTGATACCTTGCCCTTGGTAATGTACTCTTCGCACTTACGCAGAAGATCAGCAGGATCCCGAGGTAAGATGTTTGTAGCAAATCCAGTAGCAATACCTTTTGTCCCATTTGCCAAGACCAGTGGGATCGTGGGTAGATAGAACGCAGGGGGTTCGTGTTCAGGATCTTCATGCTTTGGTGACAATGCAAGGTCAGTCACATAACGATCAAAGTTCTCGTGGAGTCGAGTATAGACATATCGAGCAGCACCAGCCTCCTGTACCAGTCGCGTACCAAACGAACCTCGGCCTTCAATGAGACAGATGTTGTTATTCCAATTTGCTGCCATCAATTGACCGGCACCGGCTGCCGATGTCTCACCATGGTTATAGCCGTAATCAGAAATGATACCAGACACAGCCGAGACCTTCTTGTAATCTCGCTTGGAGTTGAGAATTGATGAGTAGAGATAGAACCTTTGCACAGGTTTCATCCCATCAATCATGTTGGGTATTGCTCGAGCCTCTACAGTATATTTTGCAAAGGACAACCATTCATTCTTGGCAACTGCCGAGATTGGATAATCATAAGTCACTGACGAATCACTTGTAAATGTAGTCAAATCAACCATTGAACATAAACTCCTTTCGGGGTGCAGAATCACTACCAAACATCATTTGGAATATTGAAGCGTCATCAACTGACACAGTATCATAAACAGGTTCATTAATAATTTCGCTGTATTCGTCTTCAGTCAACGAACCCAGACCTTTGATATACCGATGTTTCCAATCAGCATTTTTGGTCTTAAACTCGGATGCGTCTTCATAGTTATAGAACCATTTAACTTGATCTTTCTTTGACGATATCATAATAGGGGTACGAGTAATCATGACACGTCTTTCATGCAACAGTCGAGGCCAGAATTTGTAGAAGAACGCAATCAGCAATGGACTGATGTGACCAATACCATCATGGTCAGCATCGGTAAGGGTTGCAATACGTCGATACGTCATTTCATCAACACTGTCTGGGTTATTGATATCCAGCCCCAACACAGCAACCAATTCACTCAGTTCTTTGTTCTTCAGCACATTGGCTGGTGCCATATCCCATGTATTCATAATGACACCACGGAGTGGGTATGCACCAACCTTATTAGGATCTCGCACCTTCAATAAGAAACCCATGGCCGAATCACCCTCTACAATTTTGAGAGTCGCATCATCACGATTAGCTGAGATGTGTTTGGCGACCTTTGCCTTACGAAGTTTTTTCTGGGCAAGAGTTGCAGCACGTTTATCAGCAGCAATTTTCTTGGCCAATTGAGCCTCAATAATCGGGTCAATGATGGCACAGGTTCCCATGATCTTTCGTGCGAGAGTTTGAAAATCCTTAACCTCAGCCTTATCCATGTGTTCACGTACATTAGACATTGGGTTGGTGAGGCGTTCTTTGGTCTGGCTGTCAAACTTTGGATTCACAAAATTCCGAGCAAACTTGATAAAGGTCAAACCACCCTTGATGGTAGTCTTTGCAACTTCAACCTTGTGTTTACGTTTGATCATTGATACCAGTTCTTCAACGACACCATTGACAATGTAATCAACATACGTACCACCCTGTCGAGTGTTCACACCGTTGACATAACTGTTGGTTCGAAACCCATCCTCAGAAGGTGCGAAGAAAAA